AAACTAACAGTACTAGGCGAAATGTTCATGGAAAGCGCCACAACTTAGGAAAAAAATCATGACCACACTTTTAGAATATTTTGAGCAAGAAACGAAGCCGTCAGTCAAGCTCAACCAGTCCATATGGCACATAGCAGCAAGAAACAACGCTAAGCCAAAGGTTGTCACGATAAAAATGCTTAACGGCTCCACAATAAGCTACACCGGAAAATAAAACCATGAAAAAACCCTCTTAACTGAGGGTTTTGTTGGTTATGGTATAATCAAGCATTAACAATACAGAGGTACTTTGATGACTAACCAAAAGTTAAACAGCTATGATGTGTTGATGTGGTGGGGAAAAGTCCTTAACTCATGCAACACAGAAGACCAATTCAAAAACGCGCTTAATCTTTGGCCTAAAGTTATTAAGTTGACGCCATGCATTGATGATGCCTGGCAGCGCCAACCACTTCTTGCCAGGAATAAGCTTTCCAGAATAGTTCGTAAGCCACCACTCGCAAGGGTTATTTCGATTAGCGGGCTTATAGGGCAGGAGCGTGTTTTTCCCCGAACAAAAAAAGGAATCAAACACGCTGTATTCGTCTCTTCAAAACCACCGGGGGCAGAATGAGCCAATCAAGACCAACCAAAGCAGAGATTGACACCTACGCCGGACACTACGTGCTTTATGGTGAGCAGAGTAATGCATGGAGGGCTACATTTCCTAATAGCAAATCAAACGCACACACCACCCACACTAAGGCGTCTAAGTTCCATGCGTTAGCGGAGGTTCAGGCTAGGACTGGGGAACTCAAGGAACAAGTTAGACTGTTGGCTGAGAAAGACTTCAAGATAGACGCCGCATGGGTGTTAAAGAGCGCTAAACTTGTATTCGATAGGTGCATGCAGAATGAGCCTGTAATGGTGCAAGGCGAGCCGTCAGGAGAGTATAAGTTTGAAGCGGCTGGCGCGAATAAAGCATTGGATACCATTGGTAAGCATATCGACGTCCAGGCGTTTAATGAAAACATAAGCCTTAAGAATGCCAGCGAGCTAACGCCATGGAGTAGCGTTAAGGCAAGCGTTGACAAGTTAAAGAGTGACTAATGGGGGCCGTATTAGACTGGTGCCCACAAGAAGTATTTACTGATTTCTTTTACACTACGGCTGAAGAAATACTAAGCAAGCGAACAGTATTCAGAGAAGAGATAACCTACATCGTGCCATACGGCGGACGGGGATCAGGTAAGTCGTTTACGATTATGGATGCTTGCGTTGTAGAAGCAGCCTTAAGACCAGTCAGAATATTGTTTACTCGAGAGATACAATTATCAATCGAGGAATCAGTAAAGGCAGAGATCGAGGCGGCAATAATAGAGCGCGGCCTAAGTGATTTCTATGACGTAACCGAAAACAAAATAGTCGGGCTCAATGGTTCTAAATTCATATTCAAAGGCATTAAAAACAACATCAAAAATATCAAGTCAATAAGTGATGTTGATATCGTCGTATGTGAAGAGGCGGAAAATGTAGCAAAAAACTCATGGGATAAGCTATTACCATCAATTCGCCCTAGGAAGCCATTTGGCGGCAGAGGGCAACGGCCGATCATCATAGTCATATTCAACCCGGACGACGAACTAGACGACACTTACCAGAGATTCATCGTTAATCCGCCACCCAGGAGCTGCGTCAAGCTCATCAACTGGCGCGACAACAAATACTTTCCTGAAAACCTCGAGGAAATGCGCCTCCACTCATTAAAGACTCGGCCGCTATCAGATCACGAACACGATTGGGAGGGTAAACCTAAATCAGCCAGTGCAGACGTCATTATCCAGCGCGAATGGGTAAGGGCCGCAAGGTTCGCCAGTCGTAAAGAAGGGTTTATAAAGTCCGGACCGAGAAAGGTTGCTTACGATCCAGCAGGCCAAGGCCGAGATTCCAACGCGGTAGTTCTTGCAGATGGTAATGTCATTACCGAAATTGACGAGTGGGTTAAGTCTAATGACTTACGCGAGGCCAGTTATAGAGCTTATGAACACTCGATAGATTTTGACGCTGATGATTTCATCTTTGATACATGCGGCGGCCTCGGTGATGGCGTCAGTGTATTTATCGATGATAAGCGCGACTTGGTTATTGATGAGATAAAAGAAGAAGCCGAAGCATCAACTCAGGAAGAGATTAGGCACGTTGAATACATGATCTCAAGGGAGAACGACCGAAACGTTTTTCCTTTTGATGCCGGAGCCGGTGTTGTTGACCCTGATGATGAAATTGCTGGCACCGGTAAAACGTGGGGCGAAAGATGCGCCAATGCCAAGGCCCAGGCCCATATGGTGACAGCCCAAAAGCTATACAATACATTCAGGTTTGTTATCCTTGGCGAACTCGACATTGATCCAGATGATATGCTCAGCATTGATATTGAGGATGACGTCGTATTCAACAACTTAGTTAAAGAACTGTCGTGTCCGCTATGGGTTAAATCAAGAACCAATAGCAAGAAGCAAGTCGAAGATAAAAAGTCTATGGAGAAGAGGACGGGGCAAAAGTCGCCTAACGTCTCGGATTGCGTTATTATGATATGCGCGCCTCAAGACGAAGCTCAGACATTCGGTCTAATTTTTTAAACAAAAGGTAGTTTATGTTTGGCCTATCAAAGCAAGACAAGCAGGATAAATTAATCGCTACATACAATAGCGAACTTAAAGACCTTCTCATTCAAATCAACAGCAACACAGAAAGGTCGAATCTATTCGCAAGTATGCGCGGAGGTAGCTTTGACCAGGCTGATGCATTGCACAATGTGTTTGAGGATTTTGGCTATCCAAACGAATTAAACTTTTTCAATTTCTGGAACATGAAGCGGCGCTTCGGCCCGGCGACGGCCGTTATCGATATTCCCCCAGATTTGTGCTGGCTTTCGCCGCCAGAAGTTAAAGGCAGCGAAAAATTTAATAGACAATTTGAATTACTCGTCAAAAAAACCAGGCTATGGAATCGACTAAAAGGCCTGGACAAGCGTCAAAGGGTTGGCAGGTATGCCGGTCTGTTTATCCAGATTAGCGATAACAAAAAGCCAAGCGAAGAAGTCGGGGGGCTAAATGGCCTTGGCAACATTGACAACCTAAAGCCAATCTATGAGGGCCAGTTACAAGTATCAACAACCGAGAAGAACGAGAAAAGTTCAACGTTCGGCGAGCCAACGATGTACAACTTTATATCGGGCGGAGTGGGCAACAAGGATGACAGGACAACGGTAGCATTTGAGATTCATCCGTCTAGATTAATAATTGCCGCCGAAGGTGCGGACGATGGCAGTATTTACGGTATAAGTGCACTAGAAAACATCTTTAATGATTTAATGGATCTAAGAAAGATAAGCGGTGCCGGTGGCGAAGGCTTCTATCAAAACACTCGAAGCGCTCCTGTTATAGAAACTGAAGCAGGGTTTAAGCCACCAAAAGGTAAAGAAGCAAAAGACGCGCTTGAAAAGGAGATTGATGACTTCCTGGGTAAGTGGCAAAAGAAATTTGTCGCTCAGGGGTTGAAATTCGTTTACCCCGACATAAAACTTGATAGCCCCAAAGAATTCGCCGAAAACTCATGGAACAACATCGCGGCAGGCAGCGGAATATCATCAAACGAGTTGAGAGGCGTTCAAACTGGCGTGCTGGCCGGGGATAAAGATAACAAATCGACTCTAACCAAAATGCAATCGCGCCGCGAAAACTACTTAACTGAGCTAGTTACTGACTTTGCTGACTGGATGATTTTACACCGGGTATTGCCGGCATCTGAGTTTGAGGTTATATGGGATGATCTGCTAGCCGCCTCTGATGATGACAAACTAAGTCTCGGCGATAAGATGGCCGGCATTAACGAGAAGCTATTTAAGTCAGGCCAGGGGCAGGCTTTTACTGAAAACGAGATTAGGTTGGCATCCGGCCATGAGAAAGCTGTAATTGAACAGCCGGACGAAAGCATAGATGACGATCTGGACGATGACTTATTGGATGGGCTTAAAGATGAATAGCATTGATTGGAATCAAATGAGCGAGCTTGGCCTGATTGAGCGAATTAACAAAGAAATACTTCACCCATTAGGGTTAGCTATGTGCCGTACGGTGGAAACAGGAAAGAGTGAAGCCGTGTTGATAGCTGATGACGGCGAATGGCAGTACGGCCCCGGTGTGGTGTTAAAACCGATTTTAACCAAGGCCGAAGTCCAAAGAAAACTAGACGGCTTTATAAACGATGGCAAATAAAGCAACCAGGGCCGAGCAAGATCCAACCAACCAGGCCAACACCAGGGCCAAGGCCACTCGAGACAACAACCGCAGGCTTAACAACTCAGCCAGGGAAGTTATTGCGATATGGAAAGGTGTAAGCTCCAAGCGAACAACCCGCAAGAAGATAATCAATGAGCAGGCCAACAGCGAGAACTTAGACTTTTACGTTTATGACCTGACAGCTCAACAAAAGCAAAACTTGTCTGTCGATATATCCGATTCAGTAAACAAGAACTTGGAAACGTTTGGGGTTATCGCCGCTTTGAGTTGGTATTATGAGCAATATATAGAACAGGCATATAGAGGCGGCACTATCCAAGAAAACGCCACGATAGCGGTGTTGCTGTCTTTAATCACTGGCGCCATCATAATCGAGACATCAAATATTTTATTGTCTCCAAGGTATCTTGACTTATTAAATGCCGCAGTAAACAATAATTATCCATTATTTAAAGGACTTTCCGAGACAACAAGCAAGCAAGTATTTCAAGTTATCAGCGATGGTATCGATACCGGGCTTAGTAAGAGCGCCATCAGGCGAAAGATAATAAAGCGGTATGAAGTGGCTAAATCATCCGCTAAGCTCATCGTAGACACAGAAGTCAACAAAGCCTATAACAACGCCAGAACTGATTTAATAAAGTTCTATCGCGACAATGGCGAACCCTTGGCTGTTCAGCATATATCGGCATTACTTAAAACAACCAGGCCGCATCACGCCGCGCGTCACGGTAGAGCTTACACCCCAGAGCAACAAAACAAATGGTGGAATACTGGAACCAACAGAATTCGTTGCCACTGCTCAATCAGGGCCATAGTCGTTAATCGAGATGGCACAGTGGCAAATAAAACCGCTCAGAATAAAGTCATCGCTCGCGGAAGAGAGATTTTCGAAAGCCAACAATTGAAGTAGTCAAATTGACTAAAATTTGTTTATTTTGATATTAATTAAATCTAGCGTATAATCAGAAACAATAAATAAAGGCATGGGCAGCAATGAGAAAATTACACTTTTGCACACAAAAAGTTAATCGTAAGCATATCAGGCGAGAAATCCGAAACGCCGTCGAGCATATCATATTAACCTCTTTCACCTTGCCGCCTAATATCGTCATGAACGGCGGGCTCTACTCCACAGAAGAGAGAGACAAAGCATTTGAAACTCTAAATAGAACCCCTGTTACCGTTGAGCATCCAGAAATAGACGGCATGTTTGTTTCTGCAAACGATCCTGAAATTGATTTTGATTTTCGTTTTGGCGCCTTCAATGAAAACGCAAGAATTACAGATGATAATCGAATAGCCTTAGATAAAGTCATTAATGTTCAAAAGGCGATGATGACCGAGAAGGGTAAGCGTCTCCTTGACCGCATTAAAGAATTAGAAACCAACGAAAATGCCCGCCCAATGCATACCAGCGTTGGGGTTTTTGTTGATGTTGAAGAGGTCGAGCTTTCGACTAATGCAGACGGCCAGGAATTTACCTGGATTGCCCGGGACATGATATTCGATCACGATGCTATCTTACTGGATAGTATTGGCGCATCAACTCCAGATCAAGGCACCGGCATTGGAATCAACAAAGAACAATTAAAAGTTAGTCACTATGTTGTCGAAGATGAAATTGACGATCGCAGCGCAACACCTGAAAGCCTTAAATTAAAGGCGGCGTCTTTCCATACGAATAAAAATGTAACATTCTCAAAAATATTCGAAGAGCTGAGCAGGCTGATAAACCTAAATACGGACGAGGGCGATCATAACTGGTTGCTGCACGAATCGGTCGACGATGACTCGTTTGTATTTGAGACGCAATCAGGCGAGCTATTCAAATCTAATTACACAGTCGACGAACTGGGTAATATTGCCATTCAAGACACACGTTTACCGGTGGAGCGTGTTGTCAGTTTTCCACCAATAAATACCACCGATACAGAAGAGGATAGCGCTATGCGTGATTCAATCATTGCCGAACTTGCGAAGCTAGGGATTAAGGTTAACACCGAAATTACCGACGCTGAACTGATGGCGAAATATAACGAAGCGTTAGTCGCCAATAAAGGTGATGACACGCAAGACGAAAAGGGCATGGCCGAGCTTATTGCTAATGAGTTTTCGAAAGCAGTAAAACCATTAATTGAAAAGATTGACGGTTTAGAAACCCAACTAACTGCCAACTCCGACAAAGAATTGACCGAACTGGCGGATTTTATCGTTAATTCAAAGCGGCGTCCCGAATTTGACGTTGAAGGTATCAAGGCGCTCGGTCTTGCTAAAGCTAAAGCTATCGCATCTAACTGCGGTTTCTCTAATGGCATAGGTTCTACCATGCATCTCAATAACAGCGAGTCAGACACGTTCAAAACGAACGTCGATGACTTACCAGAATAAGGGGCTAACTAATGGCTACTAAAGGTAAACGTAATATTTATGTCGGCCCCGCTGATCACGGTCATGCTGGTAAGCCGCTAAACGTCGAAGGTAAAGCGCTTGGAGTTGTACGCCCTGGCGCGTTAGTCGCTGAAGCTGCAACTGGTATCGATGAGAACGCCGTTGCCGCAACAATCTTTGGCGCATCTCGTCTATGGGCTGACAAAGACCAGCAACGAACTAAAACCGTCGATGATGACTGGGCTATCAATGAAAACATGGTTGCCATTCGCGCTCGTTCAGGCGAGTTTTTGAATGTGTTGGTCGCAGATGCCCAAACAATCACAAAAAGCGGGACTCCTTTGAGCTCTAACGCTGATGGCACGTTAAAAATCGCAGTAACACCGGCAACCGTCGGCGTAACAAGCGAGGAAATTTTAGCGTATTCCGATGAAATCATCACCACTTCAGGCGTAACGCTTGTTCGTGTTGTAGTAGCTTAGGAGGCTAATTATGATTTTTACTAAATCACTAGTTGCGAATAGCTTTGCAGCAAAGCGACAGTTACGAGAGCGTGATGCTATCCGAAGCTGTTTTAATATCAACGAAACTAAATTCGCCAATGAATATCGAGTGCATGGATTAAAAGCTAATGCCGGCCGTATTCCTGATGAAGTGTTTCGTGAGTTCGACAATGTAACCGTTGAGCGCATGAAGCTAGACGAAGGTGATGCGTTCTTAAACGATCTAATGCCTATGTCTCGCGCATTACCTATCGGTAAGCTGACATTCGAAAATCGTCGTGCTTCTGATGCTGGTAACGTCCAAACATCAATGACCGGTCAGATTGGCGTTAAATTTGATAATGTCGATTTTAGCATCGATGGAACGATTATCCCGGTGCATGATAACGGCTTCTCTCGGAACTGGCGCGAATTCTCAGCCGGCCAATCCGAAGGGTTTGACGTTTTGGTTGATGACCAACGTGAAAACGTATCGGCGCATCGTAATCACCTAGCGGATACATTCTTAGACGGTCACACAGACAAGAACGGCCAGGTCATCGTTGTTGATACTCGCAAGTGGGAAGGTATGCGCAACGACGCCCGGGTTGCTCAAATCGACTTAGGCGCCGGCGGCATTAATTTTGATTTCACCGACCAAACTAAAACTGGCGATGAAATCAAAAACGCATTTATCCAAATCCGCGATACAATGCGCATTACTAACAAATGTACTGTTGATTTGATGTATTATGTATCAGAAGAAATTGCCTCAAACTTTGAGCGTAAATTCTCCGCACAATACGACGCTCAGACCATTCAGGCGGAGCTTGAGCAATTGCGTGGAGTTGCCGGTATTAAAGCCTCTAGTAAGATGGGTTCTGCCGCTGTCACCACTGGTAACGAATTGATGGGTTTCCCCTTAAACGGCCTGGTTCGTCCATTGACCGGCATGGGTGTGTCCACTATCGCGCAGCCTCGACAGATTTATAATGCAAATTATGACTTTATCGTTGCATCGGCTATCGGTTGGGAAGTTCGAACAGATTTCTTCAATAACACTTGTGCGTTCAGCGCTAAGGATTAATCATGGCTAAGAAAACGTTTATTGTTGGTCATCCAAAGCAGTTTCTTAAAGTTGATGGCAAGTTAAAGCATGTAGTAAAAGGCACGGAAGTTACCATGGATGAAAAGCATGCTGCCAGCTTGGTTAAGCAAGGTAAGTTACTTGTTAAGGGATCAGGTAAAAAAGTTGACATTGAGACTGAAGACAAAAAAGAAGTCGTAGAGTAGATATCAAGCCCATTCGTTGAGTGGGCTTTAATATGGATTCTTAAGGGATGTTATGACTGTAACCTTACCAAATATACCTGTTCCAGCTGGAGAATGGATTAACCTTTATGATGAGTCAAGTATTGATGTCGGCATAAAGGTATCAATAGACAATGTAAGCGACTCGGATATTTATTACACATCCGCTCAAGAGCAGCCTGAGATTGATTTTAGGTCATACAACACGCTAAAGCCAAGAGTCGGCAAGGTTTCAAATAATAAAGGCGATTTGGGATTGTGGGCGCTTGCATTAGTAGAGGGTAGCGAGGTTAATGTTTCTCTATTTGTAGATGAACAAAAAGAAACATTCGATAACTTGATCGATGTTATTACCACGTTATTTGGTAAATCAGGATGTCAAAATCAAGAGATAATCGATGAATTAAAACTGTTCAATTTAAGATTTGAAGAAATGGCAAACACTGGAATTAATAAAAATGATATAGGTGACTAGCATGTCAGGAATAGAAGGCGCAAACAACCCGAAAAACGGAGTTCACGTTGATGACGAAGGTAAAATACAAGCCAGGGCAGTAAGCATATCAGAGCAATCTAGTAAATCTCTCTTCGGTGATACATATAATCTTAACACTGGGAGGATCACCCTAACTAGTGACGCGGAAACTCCAATATTTCATTTTAAGAATGATAGTGAAGATAAACCGATGGTGGTCACTCGAATATTTGTCACTTTCTTAACGAGCACTGGAGGAACTGGAGAGGTAGTGGCATCGATTGAGAAAGCTGTTACGGGAGGCACCATCCTTACTGGTACAGAGATTGATCCGGGAAACTTTAATTTTGGTTCTAGCCGATCCCCTGGGGCTACCTTTATTAAGGGTGCTACAGGGTTAACTTTTACCGGGGGAATTAAAGTCCCTGAATTTCTATTCACTAGTGACAATCAGAGGCAAATAATTCCGTTCGACGCAATTATTTTACCTCGTGGTGCGTCGATGACGTTTACACTAACGCCACCATCAGGTAACACAAGCATGGTTGTCGAGGCTGGTGCAAATGTTTATATAGACGGTGATTTTTAATGCCTCTCGATGTTAGAATTGTCGGAGAAAAGGCAGGTTTTGCGGATGTGCAGGATAAGGCGCAACTGACTTCAATTGTGCCTTATCCACCAATCAATGTGGATAATAAAATAGTACCTTTTTTTGGCAGGTTAACCATGAACGGTGATGGCATAACAAGTGAATTAACGGTTGACGGGAGCATGACTCCCATTGATGCCTTTATAGGTCCACCTGTAGATGGTGACTTGTACATAACTACTGCTAATGTGTTAATAGCGGATTCAGGCGCTATATCGTTAAATCGCTTCGGTGCTGCGACAGCATTGACGAATGGTATTAATTTTTTTGTTGAAACACAGAATAAAAGATTAAATATTAGTGTGGGATTGAAAACTAATTTTGATTTCATACGCATTGGAACATTAACTGTCGGCACAGGTGGAAAGAATGATGCATATCAACTTTCTAATACCGATCCAGCAAATGATGACGGTTATAATCCTATTTTAGACTTCACCAGAGCTTCGCCAATTGGCATAAGACTCAGAAGAGATACACAAGATAAATTAGGAATTTGCATAAATGATGATTTAACCGGCATTGCTACGTTTAATATAGGTATCACAGGATTTATCAGGATCTAATATGAGCAGAGTTGACCCAACAGAAGTAAGGCAAATAATCACAACAACTTTAACTGATCCAGTTATTCGAATATGGATTGATGGCGCTAACACTATCGTTACCGCTAATGTGGCGTGTATCGGCGGTGATGACGCTTTGTTAACTCAGGTTGAATTATATCTATCCGCTCACTTTATCGGAATGCTTGACCCGGCTATTAGGGGTTTCGTAACAAAAGAGAAACTGGACATATTCGAAACTACTTATTCAAACCCTGTCACATTAAGCAATATAATCGATAACACGCCATACGGAACAACCGCCAATATGCTATCTGGCGGTTGCTTGGCTAATACATCGGACAGGGTTGCAACTCTATTTAGTGTTGGAGGTTGTTAGTTACTCAATCAACCAAGCCAAGGAAGGCGATTCCGGCGCCAAGCAATGCCCAGAACGAGTCATATTCAAATCCTAAATAAGTTAGTGACAGACAAAGTATCGTGCACATTATCATTTGTATTGATTTATCGGTCATTTTTTTGCTCCTCCCTGATCTCATCATCAATTAAATTAATATTAGTGTTGGCCAGTAATTGCAACATCCACCAAATTGCGCCGGACCATAAAAACCCCAAAGCAGCCAAGGACAGCGCAAAGAAAGTATCATAAGTAAATGAATACCAAACCCTAACCTTGGACCTCGGCTTCCTGCCTTCTTTGAATTTTTCTTTGAGGTCATCTACCGATGTAGCTATAATCATTAGTACTGTAATCAAGATAAAGACCCAAAACACTGCCCAGAATATATTTGCAGCGTAAACGTTCTCATTAAATACGCCGAAATAAAGTAGTGCTGCCATTACAGCTTCTACCACTGTTGATATTATTGTTTTTTTCATGATTGTTCCTTATTTTTTAATTGCCAAGCCTTAAGGTCTAGGATAGAAATCTTGCTATCCTTCCATTCATCGCCGGTTAGTTTTGGCATCTTGATGCCGGTTAGTGGATAATTTGAAAAAAATCCGTTGGTATGTGAATCGTCAAAATCAACAATAGGCTCACCCCCGAACGCACACCAACCCTTTCTGTGATTACACCACGCAAGGAACTTAACCTCATCATTAAACAAACCAACATCCGGCAAATCCTTCAGCCAGTGACGGGGTTCGTGTTTTGATACGATGTCATATTCACTACATTCCGAGCCTGCGCCAGTTGTCATATCGCAAATGCATATTGCCTTTTCGTTGCCAACAACCATTTGATCTGATTCTTCATGAGTAATTAAAACATTAACAACCTCGCTATTTCGCAAAACTAGTGAATCACCCACTTTTACACCATTTAAATCAATCATTTTTGTTTCCTTTTCTTTCGCTTTGTCCATCACGGCATCCGGCAGCTCATCGCGTGAGCTGGCCGTAATTACATCGCCTTCTTTTAGCGACTGCAATGCTTGCTCTGCTTGGTATTGTTTTAGCATTGCTGCATGGTTAGGTTTCCATGTTTCGTTACACGATAACTCGGGGTCTAACTCCCAACCCGCACCGCTAGCGTGGGCCGGTTGGGACAACCAGCTAGTGTCAACAACCACATCATCACCCACTGGCTGCTTGCCGGTGTTTGGGCGGTCGGCGAATGATTTAAGAAAAAATACACCTTCTGGAATATATTCATTGAGATTTAATACTTGTTCGCCTCCCCCATCGATTACGAAAGTAATAGGTTCCTTGCTATTGTATATTTCATCACCAACAAATAGCGGTGTGAAATTCTTAACGAATGAGATTGGTATTAGGTTATCTGTGTTCATTTCAGTTTCCTTTTGATCATCCGGGGCGCGTCCCATACTGACGGCGTGCGATTTTACTAATTTTATTATTGGCTTTTCATCAAGGCCCAATTCATAGCGCTTGTTTTGCCATTGCTGGTAGATGTAACAGTCCGGGTTGCCGCTTTTAAATCTGTAGTTAACATAGCCAACCATATCACGGAATATTGATGGATACTCATCATCTCCACCCCATTCTGATTCATTCACCGCCAGCCATTCCAAATCTGTTTGCGGGGTGAATTTGAATAAATCAACGAATTCACTTATATGCAGTGGCGTGGCGGCATAATCATCCCTGCCGTAATGTATTAAATTATTATCGTCGATAAAGTTTACTTCCCATTTTGACTTTGATTGGTTGCCGACCCAAACTTGCCCAACCATCGGTTTAACGTTTTTCATTTAAAACCCCTCTATTAAATATTTAATCTGCTCACTAGTTAAGTGGTCTTGTACGTTTCTCTTATGCTCAGGAAGATTTCGTATCGTTCTAAATACGCAGTCTTGACCTAAAGTAATTTCTTGCTTTGTGTCCTTCTCAAGAATGTAAGTCCATGACCGCCAACCTATGCTATTGGTCATAAAATAAATCTCGACATCAAAGTTATTGCATGTGGCGTGACTTAGGTTTACTGGGTACCAAAAATGCCTGTCAGCTGGAGCGCATCCTAATAACACTAACGCCATCCCTATGATTAACACTTTTTTCATTTCTTCTTGCTCCCAAATATTTTGTCGAATTCTTCTTGAAGTTCACGTGGTAGATCAGTCATTATTTGCCACCTTTTTATTCACTTCGAACGCGATGTAAATATTACAAATGATCGCGCTAGCTGCAATGGCGATTTCAGGGCCGTCAGTGGCGCGAATAATAGCAGCGACTATGAGCCACGAAACTGCGCTTATGGTGTTAAACATGTTTGTCCCCTAATTTAATCGCCATAGTAAAGCTATTAAACCCCATGCTATCAGCCGTCATGCCGTAGGTTGGCTGTATGCCATGGCTATGAATTCCAATTTGACTGCCTAGCTCAAGGTCTGGTTTATCATCCAGCATTGTTATTGATAGGTCGGATATTGACTCGAATGTTATTTGCATGGTTTATCTCCAATTCCACATGTCTGATGTTGTCTCTATGAATACATTAAGCGTTTGCTTCCGAGTCATGTTGAAGTCTCGCCATAAAACACAGTGAAGCGGGAAGGTCAGCCACATAAGAGGGATTAACCACCACGATATTAATATTCTTAAAATCCAAGATTTCATTGCCTATTGTCCAACAATTCTGGATGCTGATGGATATTTCCGATTACTTGCGCGTCAAATGATTCTGTAGCAGATAGTATCGAGCAATCGCCAGAAAGGAATTGATCCCCTAAAAATCTAACCTCTTTGTTGTGCCTTCCGTTATGAAACATGCAGTTCTTTTCTTGGCTAACAATATCACCTTCGTAAATATCCACGCCGTTTTTGTCGGTTAGGCCGGTGAATTGGCCAATTGTTTCCTCTTTAACAATGTTATATTCCATGCCTACGCCGCCGCAAGGGTCGTTCATTGTTGGTGCGTGCTCAAATGGCTGACTTATCACATAATTAAACTCGCAATTCATTGATAGAAATCCAGTAACCACGTGACCGGATTTGTTTATTCCTCTGAATTTAGTTTGACGCATTTTTATTCTCCAATTCATTAACCTGACTAACTAGCGTTTCGTGTTTTGGATGGCTTTCATGCTCGCGCGCCCGATAGGTCCTTAGTGCAATATCTTGAAGCTTGCAGAACTCATTAAGGTTGTAGCCCTTATTTCTGATTTTTCGTGTTAGTTTGTTCATTACAGCCACCTGTGTAGATTTCTTCTTGCTAATATTCGTTCGATGAAATTGCCGTTCAAATTAATCAGCATCCGCTTTGACGAGCAAAGAAGATCGTAAATACCTTCAAACTCATCAGGCATAACCTGTCTAATGATGTAATAATTTTGATTGTCATAGTGGCACGAGGTTTCATCAAAAAACATTCCGCTCAATGAGTTTATGAAGTGAATACAGCCACCTTCTTGCCCGCCCCATGCCATCCACACTTTATCGGTCCTTTCGCCGTTAACCGCTGCTACGGCGTTAAAATGACAAGATGAATTACTAAGGGTAAAGCCCGATTTCTTTATTTTGTCATGCGGCACTTTTTTATAGTTTGTTACAACAAAATCAAAGCACTTAGATTTGAACTTATTTTTTATACTCATACATCCTCGTTATACCTGCATTGTTTGCACTATTATATTGCATTAATTACATTATTCCAAGTCTATTTTGTAAAAAGGTTGATTAGTGATAAAATGCCATAAAAGAGGAATTCACATGGCATACGATTTCGACGCGTCCAGAAAATTAGCATTGAGAGTTATCACTAAGTTTGGTGCGCCCGGCTCAGTAGTAAAAAAAGGAGTTACCGGCGGCGGATTTGACAACAACGGCGATCCGATACCCGATAGCCCAGATGAAATAATTCTTGGCACTATAACGCCGCTGGTTCAATTTAAGTCTCATGAGGTGGATGGGGAAGCGATACAGAGCGGTGACTCGTATGTATTTTTCCATAGTGAGGTAGAGCCAGAAATTGATATGCAAACAACAATTAATTTTAAAACATTTAGAATCGTTGACACCATCATACTTTCATCGGTTGATGATGTTAATATATTTAGGCGCTTGCAATTAAGGAAATAACATGACTACCAAAAAATCCAAAGCAAAGAAAAAGCCGGCACCAGAGGCAAAGAAAAACCCAAGCGCCGAACAATTCGACGAGAACGGCAAGCGCTCGGTTAAAGTAATCGTTAATCGTGGCTAGCCAATGGACCAGAATAGCTGACTCTCAAAAAAGTAAGTTATTGAGAGTCGCTAAAAATTCGTTTTCGTTTGCCGGTAAAAAAATAATCAGACTATCGCCAGTCGATACCGGTCGATTCAAAGAGAATTGGCTAACCGCCATTGGACAGGCTAACACGTCTATAGATTTACCAAGTGGGTTTGGCCTAACTCCGACAGTTAAATTATTAAGACCGGGTGATACGATATTTTTTACCAATTCGCTACCTTATGCATTCAGACTTGAATTCGGTTGGAGCGGTCAAGCACCGTTAGGAATGGTTCGCATAACCATAGTTGATTGGCAAGGCATAGTTGATAGAGAGGTTAAAAAGATAGCGGCATGATTTCAAAATTCGATCTGGCAAAAGCATTGCGCGATCAAGCCAAGATAACAGCTGATGCTAATAGCATTAAGTTAGTTACAAATGGCGAAGGTTTTAGCCCCGGCGTAAATCAAACCATCATTGAAGAGGCGGTAATATTTGGCGATGATAACTCCATTGGCCTAGCTGGTGCCACTAGCGATATGCAGATAGGTATTTTCCAACTCTCACTTCACGTTCCAAAAAATGAAACAAAGTGGGACGGGCTAAAAATTATAGATATTTTACAAGCCGCATTCCCTAGAGAGTTAAAATTAACGTTTAACAGCCAGTTGGTGGTTATCATGGATTCATCAACTGGACCAATGTTTCAGAACGATACTCACTTTATATTTATCCTGAGTGTTAGTTTTAGTGTAATAAATTAACCATGCTATAATCAATTTGCGCTGAGGGATTAATTACCCCGCTCTGATTCGTTACCAGACAGCGCGAAACATCCTTCAGGTAGCGACGCTTTAACGAGGTGAATCATGTTTATAGAGATCCCCGCAAGCAAAATGTCCATAGCACTTAGAAGGCTATCTTTCGGCGTTGGCGTAAATGACGCTGATTATATCGTGTGCAATAAAACCGACGGTAAGAGGATGACTTGCCCATTCTACAAAAGATGGAATCATATGCTGGAAAGGTGCTATTCAGAAAAATTCCTCGAAAGAAACCCATCATATAAAGGATGCACAACATGTGAGGATGGTACCTGTTTTCAAATTTCAAGAAGTGGATGATAAATCAGGACTGGGAAGGGAAACAACTAGATAAAGATATTAAATTTACTGGCAATAAAGTGTATTCGCCGGAAACATGTATATTCGTTCCGCAACAAATCAATTCCCTATTGACAGATAGGAGAGCGGAAAGAGGATCTGAGTCACAGGGCGTACATTTCAATATAAGGGATAATAAATTTCAAGCTAATTGTAGCGTCAATGGAAGGAAAAAACATTTAGGTTATTTTGATAAAGAAGAAGATGCTGCCGTGGCATATAAAGAATTTAAATCTAAGCACGTTCACGGTGTTGCGATGGAGCAAGCCGATCCGTTACGTACCTATCTAATTAGGATATCTAGAGAATATTTGGTGTAATTTACCTTTATTTAGCCAACTTAGCTAATTGTGATATCATGAGGATGGATGAAATTATTTAACGTTAAATTATTGAGGAATTAATCATGACGCAAACGTCAACTGGGACTTTGTTCGCCATCGTGGCAGCATCTCCAGCAACTATTGACCAGGCAGGGTTTGAAGCCCTGAGTTACGTCAACGTGGGGGAGGTCACTGACGTTCCGGAGATTGGGGCAGATGTTGCGGTAGTGAGTCACATGCCGCTGGCAACCGGGATCGTGGAAAAATTCAAAGGTTTCAAAAACTTTGGATCATTCGCTCTTGGTTTTGCCGACGACACAACTGATGCGGGCCAGGCTGTATTGGATTCGGGCGCTACTGGCGCAAACGAAAATGTACAGCACAGCGCGAGGATAACCTTGCAAGATGGAACATTTATATTTTTCACTTGCAAAATATTCTCATTCAAATTAGCACCAGGCTCAGCCGATTCAATTGTGGGATCAACATCTGCAATCGAAATTGAATCTAAACTAGTGAGGGTCTAATCATGGCAGTTATTACTCCTACAGATATGACCGGATCAGGCTCAAGAGCGGTTACCGTAACCACTTTGGGCGCGTCTGATACATTCGTTTATAACCCAGACAAAAAACCAGTGCTTTACCTGAATAATGTTTCAGGTGGCGCCCTAACTCCATTAATCGACGGTGATGGCGGCACAACTACGCCATGCCCAGGCATTGGTGATGTTGACGTTTCGGCAGGTCTAACTCTCGATTCAATTGGTATTGGCGCCACGGCGGCTATTCCACTTAATAGCATCGAAGCTTTTTTAAAGGGCGTGATCACCATCACTGGCGGCGACGCCATTGAAGCAACACTGCTTGAATTCTAAATCAGTTAAGTGATGTAAAAGCCCGTCTAGCTGATGGGCTTTTTTATGCTCGTTATTTAATGCTACAATAACCACGGCCGCAATACCCTCGCGCAGGGCTCGCAGAATCATCCGCTGCTTTTGCGGCCACCTAATTTTTTTGGATGCTACTAATGATGAAGGTATTACCATGGACTTAAACACACTTGACGTTATTAAATTGGCCAATGAAGGAACAGTTTTAGAACTGCTCCACCCTGCAACTGGTGAAGTATTAGCCGACAAAACAGAAGAGTACGAGGAATCTGTTGATAAAATCAATTCAAACGACAGCTTGAGCGATGATCAGAAAGCAAAAAAAATAGAAGGTCTTGAAAAGCCAAAGCCATTTTATCTTCGCCTGCTAGGATCGGACTCGGACACTTATCGTAATGCAATGAAGCGCCGATTTGAGCGAAATCAAAACAAGAAAAACCAAAAGATTAATCTTGACGATGCTCAAATAAAGGCCGCTGAATTATTGGCGAAGTGCACTACCGACTGTTTCATGATCGAAGATGGCAAGGCGATAGTGTGTAATCATTCTGAAATGACGCGTTTATATCTTAAGTACCCATGGATGAGAGAGCAAGCAGAAGAAGCGATGGCTGATCGCTCGGTTTTAATGACGAAGTAAGCGACGAGCTTACACTTTACGCCCAGCAGTTGGCGTGGCTACATGCCGCGCCTAAACGCCACAAAAAAGATGACGATCCAACATCCAGGGCGGAATCATTAGACGATGATAACCCAGCAAAGTCATTACCAGAAATTAACGGTTATCTTGCCAAGTGTTTCCATCTGTCAGGTGTTTGCTTAAGTGGCGGTATGGGGATTAACGCCTTAACATGGGCAGAGATTGATTCGTTTGTTAATCGTTCTGGTTATCCGCTTACGGGTTGGGAATCTGAACAAATTATATTAATGAGCCGGGCTTATGTTAACTACTCACACAAAGCAAAGGAACTTAGTTGCCCTTCACCGTTTAATTTGGCGGCTAATGATGAGGGCGCGAAGGAAACCAACAGGAGGATAGTAAACGATCGATTCATGGCAATGGTTAACGCAATGGAAAAATAATAAAAAGGGGCCTAATGGCTCCTTTTTATTGCCCTATTGCTAGAATATAAATCAACATTTATTTAGGTTATACTAAATTCAATTAATTTTTAGGTATCTGTAATGTCTGATATAGCAATCCTTGGTTTTAAAGTTGACACGAAAGGCCTAAAAAAAGGCGAGCAGGCGCTTGATAATTTTGCCAAGAAGGGCGAACAAACAGAAAAGAGGATCAATAACAGCTTTAAACGAATCTCAGCACGTATCTCTGGCATCAAGGATGTAATAGGAATTGTCGGACTTGAGTTTGCCCAACTATCCAACAAAACAGACATAGCAAGAAAGTTAGTCGTAAAAGATATGCAGCAAATGCGCAATAGCGTAACGGATTTAAACAGGGAAGTTAAAAAGGTTCCGGTCGGATTTGGCAGAATATCAAGATCAGCAAGAACATCATCAGCAAGCGCAGTCACCAGCATCACCATATTGAAAAAAGAAATAATATCAGTAAACAGAGTGGTTGGGTTGCTCGCTACTGGATTTCTTTTGATTGGCGGAGCCAGGTTGGGGACTGAGATAATTAGTCTGTCTGATACGTGGAAAGGATTGAATAGCCAAATAAGACAGGTTACTGATTCAGAAGAAGATCTGATAAAAACCCGCAAAATATTATTCGATTTAACACAGGATACAAGATCTCAACTATCAGGTACGGTTAATTTATTCGCTGAATTAACCAGAGGAACATCAGAGCTAGACATTTCAAGCGATCGATTGGTTGGTGTGACTCGGACATTAAATAATTTGTTTGTCGCCGGTGGCAAGCCGATGTCTGAAACCATCGGCGCTATACGCCAATTAAACCAAGGTTTTGCTTCTGGCGTTTTGCGTGGTGATGAATTTAACTCTGTTGCTGAAGGTGCGCCTAAGGTCTTAGTCGCGTTAACAAGAAGCTTGGGAATAACAAGGGGTGAACTAAGAGAGTTCGCGGCTACAGGTGGAATAACAGCAGAAATAATGATCACTGCTTTAGAATCGTTTAGTCGTGAAGCTCAAAGCCTGGCAGACCAAACAGAAAAAACTTTTGCTCAAAGCTTGCAAATATCTACCAATAATATAACTAAATTTGTTGGCGAAGCTGAATTGCTAAATGAAATTTTAGGCTCAGTCGGTGCCGGCATGGAAGAACTAACAGGTAACCTAGATGCGACAAGTGATGCCGCACAAACGATGGTTGCGGTAATAGGTGTAGGGCTTACCCCTGTTATGTTTGGATATATCAGATCTCTTGTTGGCACAATTGCGGCGCAATTAACGGCCGGAACCACGGCGATTAAAACTGCTAACGCATTTAGCGTTGTAACAACATCAGCGGCAACAGCAACGGTCGCGACAAATGCACTCGCCATAGCTACAAAATTCTTACTTGGGCCATGGGGACTGCTATTAATTGCCATTGGTGCCGCTGTCGGTGTTTATGCAGCATCAAAGGCGGCTAGCGAAGACATAACAAGGCAATTCGGAATAGAAGAGGAAGCCATAAGGAAGTTAGCAAAATCATATGAGGATGCCAGCGTTGGAAGGTTAGGTAGTGACTACATAAAGTCCCAAAGAAAAGCTATTGAGATTGACAAAGAACGCAATAGAATACAAGAAAACATTATTTCAATACAAAATCGAATTACAGCCGCTAGGGCATCTGGCGCTCAATTTAGGGATATCAGTCAATCTATAAATAGTTTAAAGGATCAGAAAAAAGCATTAGCAGCTGTCAATCTTAAAGGTGCTGAAAATGCTAAAGTCCTTAAAATTATTGGAGATAAATTCGAAAATCTTTTACCGAAAGGCAGGGAGTGGGTAGAGATATCCGACAATATAGCGAAAAAGACAAAAGATCAAATGAAGGCTCAATTGAGAGTTGCCGAGGCGTTTGGCCTTACTATTTTTAACCTTGAAATGCAGAGACAGGAGCTTTTACTTAGCGCTAACGCTTTTGAGATATACGAAGCAAAAATACAAGCAATAGCTGATGGCGCAACGCCAGCAATGGTCAAGGCCATAACTGATGCTATTAAGGTTAACCAAGATTTAAGGGCAGAGATAGACAATCAGGAAGGGCTAAACGAACTATCAGATCAAGTTGATAACTTCGGTGGCGCCTGGTCTCGCACGGGTTCAGCAATCATTGACGCTTTCGGAGGAATGTCTGAAGCGTTAAGTGATTATATGGGGCGAGTAGAAGAAATTGCAGAGCTCGAGGCTAAAGTTGCTGATGCCCGGGTTATTTTCGGCGAAAATAACGCCGATGTTATCCGATTGCAGCAAGAGCTCGACAGTCAAAAAGTATCAGCTGAATTGAGCGGATTAAAAGCAATATCAAAAGCATCAGGATCGCTTTTCAAAGAAAAAACAGCAGCATCAAAAGCATTTGCGGCTTTAAATAAAATAATAGCAATCGCTGAAATTGCCCTGTCATTCCAAAAAATAACAGCAGGCACAGCCGAGGCAGGCGTTCACGTTGCTAACGAAACAACAAAGCAAGGCGCTAACTCGCTAACGGCTATCACATCAGCCTTTGCTGCCCCGTTCCCGATTAACTTTATAGCCGGCGCTGCAATGATTGCAATAATGGCCAGCTTGCTCGGTGGTTCTTCTGGCGGAGGTGGCGGGGGGTTTGATGCATCACAGGCGGCTCAAGAGGCGCAGGGCACCGGCACCGTATTTGGTAGTAATGAACAGTCACAATCAATAGTAAATGCTCAGGAACGGTTTGAGGATATCGCGATCGATCAGCTTTCTGAGTTACGAAAAATACGTAACTCAATGGGCGCTTTGGCTGATGGCATTGCTAAGTTGGCCGGATCGATAATAGGCGGAGGACTTGGAGAGTTTGGTGGTAATTTAGGCACCACAACATCAGTTACCGGCGGATTTTTAGCTAATCTTGGTGATCCGTTCGGCGGAACAGTTAGCGCGGTATTAGGCTCTTTATTCGGAAAAACTACTAAAAAGATTGTTGATGAGGGCATTAGCTTTATCGCTCAGTCGCTAGGATCTATAATTGACCAAGGGGTAATTGAGGCCCAGGCATTTTTTGACGTAGAGACGAAGAAAAGGAAATTCTTCGGTCTGTCAAAAAGCACAAGCACCAGCACTGAATTTAAAGATGTTAATGATGCGATAACAACGGAGCTCGGAGCAATATTTAGCAACATTGGTAACGCTGTTACAGAGTCGATTACCTTGTTAGGCTTAACAACTAACAAATCAGTAAATGATTTTATAATCAATATCGGCAAAATTAGCTTTAAAGATTTGACTGGTGAAGAAATACAGGCAGAACTTGAGGCAGTATTTAGCCAACAGGCTGATTTATTATCAACATTCCTGGTTCCCGAATTAGCCAATTTTCAGCAAATAGGCGAGGGTCTTTTCGAAACGCTAATCCGTGTAGCTCAAGAACAAGTTATTTTTAATGATGCACTTGATTTTATGGGCGGAAGTCTATCTCAACTATCGAACATTATGCAAATAGAAGTTGCCCAATCAATAATTGGAATGGTTGGCGGGCTCGAAAGGTTTAGCGATTTAACTAATAAATTTTTTGATGAATTCTTTACCGAAGAAGAAAAATTTGAACGCTTGAGTAATTCATTGAACGAGGCAGTTTCAGGTCTTGGTATTTCAATGTTCGAAACCAGGGGCGCATTTAGGGCGGCAGTTGAGGGAGTAGACAAAACAACCGAAGCTGGCCAAGCTCTATTTGCTGGACTTCTTGAGTTGGCCCCGGCATTTGATGACTTTTTTGATAGCATTGAATCAGATTTGAGGTCAGCGTTAAATTCTGAAATAAAAGGGCTGCGGACGCTAGCAAATAATATTGATAGCATTAGCCGAACATTTGGCGCTAATGCTGGGCAAGATTTAATATCAGCATTAGCCGGCGCCAAGCAAGGAGAATTTGGCGCGGCCCAGGCATTAAATCTTAGAGCCCTAACAAGTTTAGATCCTAGACGATTCGAGAGCGCGGAAGCCTTGGCAATTCAAGAGGCGATAAACAGGGGTAGGCTAGCAACTATTGGAGAATTGGCAGGAGCAGAAGCCACCAGGGCGGAAACGGAACTCGACGCGCTTAACCAGCAAGTAGAGCTAACTCAAGAGGTAGCCGATAACACCGCAAGCATCGATGAGGCTATATCGTCAATACCCGGGGCGGTAACATCAGCGGCAGCAATAACGGCTGAATCGCTGCAAGCTAGCAACGTAGTCATACTCGAAACGATACGAAACGAATTAAAAGACGCCCGAGAAGAAGATACCAAAATTCAAATGCAAATATTAAGAAACTCTACGACTTCAGCCAATGCGTTGCAGCAATTTAAACTAGACGGGATGGATGTAAGGGAAATTTCATAATGAGAGTGATTAGGCCGCAACTAGTAGATGACACAAATTTAACATCATCAACAATACCCGAACCAGATACAGGAGAAACTGTTTGGACGCCTGGAACAAGGTTGCTGGGTGAGCAATTTATAAGCACGGTAACACATAGGGTCTACGAAGTTGTGGCCGACCCTAGCACCACGGATGATCCTGTTGATGGTGTCGATGCCAATCCACCAACTTGGGTTAATGTTGCGCCAACAAATAAATTTGCAATGTTCGATAATATAAATAGCACTCAATCATTAGAAACAACATCATTAGTAGTTGAAATAGATACCGGACTAATTACTAATTCAATAGCTGGTTTTAATATCGATGGTGCATCAACGATAAACGTAACCATGACCGATCCGGTTGAGGGTGTTGTTTTTGATCGCGACATTAGCATGATTAACCAAGAGGTAGTTGGTAGTTGGTGGGATTACTTCTTTGCACCAATTATTAACATAACATCATTTGTTATTTTGGATATGCCTCTTTTTCCAGATGCAACAATAAAGATTACTGTCACCGGTGGATCTATAGCATTTGGCAACTTGATTGTTGGCAGTCAAATAACTTTAGGTATAACCAATTTTGGAACATCATTACAGCTATTGGATTTTAGCCGAAAAGAAACTGATTCGTTTGGGAATACAGTGGTGGTGCCAGGTAGAACGAGCAAGTTGGTTAATTTTAATGTTACTGTTCAAAAAAGCCTTGTTGGTTATACATTCAATCAGCTAGATGATTTAACGGGAATCCCAAGCGTATTCGTTGGTACCGATGAGTTTGACGATGCAACTCTTGTGTTTGGTTATTATAGAGATCTTCAAATTAACATTAGTTCACCAACAATAATCGATATGACGCTAACTGTTGAAGGCTTGGTTTAATCATGATTAAAAATAATGATATACTAAATCAAATTAAAATTAAGGATTTAAAATGGCAATCCCTTTAATACCCATTTACGGTGGCGATATTCCAGATCGCAACGCCCAAGACGCCGCAACCTTTACGTTCAATTCAATTACCTGGCTTGATTACCAAGTGGTACAGATACCGGCCACAAACACATCAATCAATGGTATTAATGTTGCTGCCGCTCAGGTTGCTGCCGATGAAGAATCCGCCGCAATAAGTGCCGCCGCCGCCGATTCAAGCGCAAACTTTAAAGGCCGCTGGCTAGATTTGACTGGGCCTTTAAATATTCCCGCATCAGTTGAGCGCAAGAGCAGAATTTATCAGCTACTTGAAAACTTAGCAGATGTTACACTGGAAGATCCATTAACAAGTTCTAAATGGATTGTTATTGATGTTGCAGGTGCCGGGAATATTATTCCCTTTAATACGCTGGCGGACACACTATCCAGCGAAAGTCTTTTTGAAGGCGCAGCCACAAATATAAAAGATCGCACACCAGGAAATGGCGGCGGTGCGTTTTGGGATGCTTTCCCTGCGGGAACATTTGCAGTTGGAGCTACAATTTTTGATGTATTTGACCATGATACATTAGCATTACAATTAAAATTGAGACCTAATGATTTTATCGAATTGGCTACATTTGGTTTTATTGCTGATGGCGTTACAGATAACAACGCTGCATTCCAAGCGGCTATTGATGTTGGTAATGCTAGATTTTTAGGGGGATCCCTTGGAGGTGGAGGTGTTGAGTTAATTCTACCCGAAGGCAAGTCTGTTTATACCGGAGTAATATGGAAATCAGGCGTTTCAATGCGCGGTGTAGGTCAGAATGCTTCCATATTACTTTTATCAGGAGTTGCAGCTACAGGAATAAAAAATCTATCAGCTACATCAGGACTTGCCGCCGATCAATTACAAAGAGGACATTTTAGAGATTTCTCAATGTTCTCTGATGAATCAGCGCCAACCTCTCAAATACAATGGAATATTATCGGGTTTTCACGATGGGAAACTAGTAATGTATTTATTCAATTTTTTGGCGGCTGCAACGGTATCAGCATGAAAGGATCCGTTCTCACAGGAAGTGGCGGGCCGGCTCAATTTTATAATGATTTTTATAATTGCTTTTTACTTAGAGCCGCAAGCAACCCCGCTGGCGGTATTGCTTTAGATTTGGGTGATACGGATTCAGGATTTGAGCAAGTTACAACCTTTCATTTTCACGGAGGTCGAGTATCAGGTTCAGGTGATGGAACGGGGCTCGCATTGAGGGGGACTGGGTGTGCATTCTTTGGAGTGGTTTACGAAGGTCTTGACACCGCAGTACAAATTGGCTCATCAGGAACAAGGGGGGCTAACACTAATAGCTTCTTTGGTTGTTACTGGGAAGGAAACACTACTAACAGACAAACCTTTGCCAATGCTTCAGGAACTAAGTTCTCGGGAAGTTTTGTCACGGGCGGCGTTGATGCTGATATTGCAACCGATACTACTTTTGATGATCCTGGCGTTTTCGAAAGTTTTGCTGGGAGTTCGGGGGCGCAGAAGTGGGAAGTTAAAATTAATAATGGTGGCGTAAGACGGCCTAAGTTTACAGGATCAACATTACCTGCAATTGAAATAGAAAATTCAGCATTAACATCTTTTTCAATGGCTAACGGTGCGGCTACATCTGCGGGCGATAAGCACGTCCGCTTCCTAGATGACGCACTCGCTACGAGTCTTTTAGATTTTGGCACTGTTAATGCAACATTTAAAGCGGTGAATATAAAGCTCAGAGAAGATACAGGCTTTGGGATATTCACAGGTTCAGGTAGTCCAGAGGGGGTTGTCGTTGCTAATGTAGGGTCCGTTTTTCAAAGAACTGACGGCGGCGCATCTACAAGTCATTATATTAAAGAATCAGGGACCGGCAATACCGGATGGGTGGCTAAATAATGAAAATTTACAAATTAAATGGGACGGTTATTAATATCGGTGAATGGGATTATAAAACAGAGCCAGTTATGAACCCTATCAAACTGACAGATGAACAGGCTGACGCTGAGATTGCAGCAGGTAGAGACCCGTATATATTATATGACGATAAGGGAAATGTTGTTACGAAGGATACCAACCCTTTACCAGAAGGCGCAACGACAGAAGAGGCTGACGTAGTAAAATCGGCTGACGGAGGGCTTTGTTTAGCATCTGATTATAAAGCTTTAAGGAAGTATCCACCTATTGCGGAACAGCTTGATTACATCTATCACAACGGGGTTGAAGCGTGGAAGTTAGATATGATTAAACCCGTGAAAGATAAATACCCAAAATAAGCGAAGCATCCCGCCTAACAGCGGGATGTGCCTTGGTGTTATTTTCCCATGTCCTTATTTGCGCTACTTAGAAACGCCTAATTTAATTTTTATAAGGCGCTCGATAAGTGGCATTAAGTTTTTAATTGCTCGCTCACCAAACAAGAAGCCAAGAACCAACAAATTTATGATCCAAAGTGCGCTTTCCTGAGTTTCGGTCAATGACTTCCATTTGTCGCTAAAGACCATAAAATCCATGTATAACGTTGAATACCCCCAAACTGGTCGCTGACATCCACGCAAAAATATAACGATAGGACCAATAATAGGAATGCTCTTCAAGTCTTT